CCCACGCATTAAAGATATTATAAAGAAAAACGAATTCATTCGAGATTTATTCCAATTCCGACTTAAACAAGACATCGCAAAAATCGGTGAATTTATATGCAATATAATAACACCCTACGGATTCTTCCCAGACATTATTCGCCGTGTTGCTCGACTCATATCAAAAGTATACAACAACTGGGACGAATTTGCTGAAGCTCGAAAGAACATGGATGAATGTCTCAAAGTTGTCCATGATCAAGATGCTTACAACACTGGGTTGTATTATGCTGAAATTTACTATCGAGAACATGGATTTAATATAACCCATGAAGAGCTTCACACCCTGTTCCGCTACGCTGCCAGCTTGTCAAAAATCACCACTTTAGGAGCTGTTCAGGATTACGTAATTGAAACAATCGGGGAGGGTTTGTAAGAATAAATAAATAATCAAAATTCATTTAATTAAATCAATTACTCAAACACTTCTGTTACTTATCTCACTTTAATGGTTCCTTATCGTAGACTTAGACCAGGTATTCGTAGACTTAGACGCCGACCTGTAGTTTTGAAAAGAACAATTATAAAAGCACCCACTAACACTAGAGCCAAAACGGTTAAACGTTTAGTTAATAATAAGTTAAAACAATTGAAACGACGTACAAATAATCCACGTTTTGGACGAACTATTGCTACCTCTGACAACAAACGTCGCCCCATGATGATAAAGAACACTAACCCTATTACACAAGCAGGTATGTCCTTCCTCAAATGCGCCTTTGCTCCACCTGATTTTGCACAAACAATGGTTCAAGGCATACCTGACGCCTTTCGTGGACAATCTCTACTCAAGAAACATCGTTTGAATGCTTCAATCACATTAACCAGTACTAATGACTATTATTTTATTTTAGCCCCCGTCCCTGGTGTAGCTTATTTCTTAGCCACAACAGCCTCTGGAGTATTACCCACCGCAGCAACAGTTTGGACAGGTGTCAATTATTCAGATTTTACAACCATGTTTGGTTCAACCACTGCTGGCACTACAGATATTGTTAATTCTTTCCGATACGTATCCAATCATATAGAGCTAATATCAACTGCTAATCAAATGACTTGGTCAGGAGGAATTTCTGCATGGAAATTGCCACTTAAGTTAGAACTCAACAACAATCAAACCGGAGGTTTGCTTTATGAATACACTATTTCAGGCCTCCAAGGCACCACCTCAACCAGTTCAAACCGGTATGTTGGACGTTTCATCGATGGTTTCTTTGGTGGTTGCTTCAATATGTCAGCTGCCTTTAATTTTAACAACATCTTTGAAGGATCACAAGGCATTCCTCAGGTAGTTCAAACATCTGATTTCGGCCAGTTATTTGCCCCCACTTGTTTTCCCGGTTTCGACAACAATTCCGAGAGTATGGTTGTTAAAATCAGTGGTGTCGTAGCTAATGAAACTGCGATCATTCGAACTTGGAGTTGCGTTGAGTATACTGTCAACCCAAATGCTTCCTTATATGATTATGCCACTGTATCCCCACCTTTAGATGAAGCCGCCATGGCAGCTTATCGTGAAATAGCTATTACACTTCCAATCGGTGTTACGGCCCTTGAGAACGCTGATTTCTGGAAGCGCGTCCTTGAAATTTTACACACAATTACCGGTGTCACATCCAATATACCAGGCCCTTACGGCATGGTGTTGCGTGGCATCAACCTTACCACATCAGGTATAAAAT